CTCGCGCACCGTTTCAAACACACCGACAGCGCTGGGCCTTGCCTGCAGTTTCAAAATACTTTCGCTGTTAGCAGCTACGCGCTGATCGCCGAACGCTGATACATTGGCGACAGTTGATCCCTGTACGTTTATAGATCCAGTAATTGACTTAATGACTATAGCCTGGTTAGTAGGATTAGCGACGGCCAGTTCCACGTTAAATACCGGTGCGAACAACGTGCCGCCTGGGCGTAGTGATCGTAGTGAAAATATCGCTCTTTGCCCGAAGCGATAGCGTGATAAGAAAAACAGTGCAGCTGCGCCGCCTACCAGTAGTAAGATATTCCGCATTTACAATGTGCTGCGGCCTTTTAGATCCTTGTCGTTTGTCGTTACCGAAAATAAGATTAAAAAGTCAAACAAAAAAATCTATTTCAAAACTTTTCCTTTTTTGTAACTTTTCGCCGAGCCCGCGCGCGGCTCTGTAGGGCCGCTGCGCGGTCTCTGGCGAAGTTAGTGAAAAAAACTGATATATTGTATATTTTCGAAGCTCAAAATATCCACATTCACCTGTATTCACCTTTATTTAATAAAAGCAATGTCTTGTAAAGGGTACAAAAAAGGCCCGGCGTTGAAACGCCAGGCCGAATTGCTTAAAAAACCCTAAACCAACTGCTTATGAGAAAATAAATATACTACTTTTTCTCAAAATCGCTTATGAGCCACGTGCGGCCCTCAAAATTGGCCGTTTCCTTGTCATACCAGTTAATATACCAGGCGCCGCAACTGGCGCAAAATTGGCCAAATTTGAGCCTATTAGTGATATTTCGGTATTTCCTGGGCCGCTTGGTGCCAGGCTTAAAAAAAACTATCGCCGTTTCCAGTTTTTTACTCATTTTGTACTATTTTAGCATTGAATACAGGTGACTCGCGGCCAGTTCCGCAGTCGTTTGTCTGCGCCAGTCGAGCTTCGCTCCTGGCGCTTTTTTTTAGAAAGGTAGATCGTCTGGCACAAGATCGTGGCTGCTCTTTGGCTGTATAGGCATACTGGCCTGGCTAGCCGCCGCGTTTAGATCCTGGGCTTGCTGCTCACTAAATAAGACGCGCAAATAATTGGCTCCGGCCTTACTCTTGTTTACCCAGCCACTAACACGGTACTGCTTTCCGGCAATGGTGGCCGTGCCGGTGTAGTCCGGCTGCGTGGGCTTGTCCTTTGTGTTTTTGTAAAGGCTTCCGCTGTTGTTTTTCTGTTCCATAATTATTGCTGTTCAGTTGCCTCTGTTCCCAGGTTAATTTTTCTTTTTTGTAGGTACCTGCGGTGCTGGCTCAATGTAAGGCACCTGGCTCCAGCGTCCGTTGTAGTTCATTATGGCGACAGGCTCAAAATCGCCGTCGCTTCGTATGTATTTAGGCTTCAGTACAAACTGGCTAGTGTCCTTATTTTTTTCCACGATCATTGTTGACTGGCTCCAGCGATCAGTATTACTCCCCAGGTGGCCCAGCGTTTCGCCGTGTCCTTTACCCAGGTGCAGTACGCCGATCAGCAAAATATCGTATTGCTTAGTTATCCGCTTTAGCCAGTTAGTTACTAGGCGCGTTTCTTTGGGATCGTTGTAGTCCAGGCATAAGTCCAGTAGTCCGTCCACAATAAGGCAGCTACAGTCCTTGTTTTCGATTAAATACTGCTCAATCATTATGCGGATCTTGCTAGGCATATCTTCTCGCATACTATAGGCGTCAAAATAATCAGGTAACTTTTGCTTATCAGCCAGGCTTACTATCTTATCTATTTGCCGGTAAAAATCAAAGCTGCTCATTTCAGTATCAAAATAGCCGATCCTGGGCCGATTGACTGGCAGCTGCAGTTTCATTCCCCAAATTCCTTGAAAGGGCGGCACCAAGGCTGACGCTGCCGCAGCTCCCACAAATGTTGACTTGCTGGCCTTAGGCAGGCCCGAAAATACAATATAGCTCTGCAGGCAGCCCACTACTTTGCCCTGGATTGTAAAAATAGGCTCTTGCGCAGGTGGTCTATTTTTAGCGTCGTATCGTCTGGCCTTAAGCAGCGCAGTAATTAGTCGAACGTCGTTTGCCATTATTTTTTACATATTCCAGTAGCTAGATAGCCAGAGCATAAAAGTAAAAATGATCAGTAGCCAAAATTTAGGGCTATTCAATAATCTGTAGAGTATCTTTTTCATTTTGCTTTTCGTTTAATTGGTCTAGTAATGTTTTTGCAGTAATGATCGCAGCTTGTATAGGTGTGATCGGCTCGCCTTTGTCGGCTAGTGGGTGTTTTTTGCCCAGCTCCAGGTAGGTAGGTAGCAGCTGGATAGCAAAATACTCTAGCTTAGTCATTCCAGGGATTGGCGCAATGATACGACCGAGATTGTCCTGGGCTACTTGTGGCGGGAACGCTGGTAAATTGTAATTTTCCATTTTAGGGTTTTTTTTAGGTTATAGAATAAAAAAGATATTTCAATAAGAATATAGGCCAGGCAAAATACTGGCAGGCATACTAAAACTAAAAATAATAGCTCTAGTAAGAATTTAGCCGATTTCATCTGGTATTGTTAGAATGTTTGTAATTGTGCGCTGGTAGTGGTCAATGCTTTCGCCAATTAGTAGTCGCAGTTCCATACCAAGGTTAAAAGGGATCAGCGATTGATCTACCTGGGCGCGGCTGCCGCAGCTGTAGGTAAATTCAATTTTAATCCTGGCGTCGTCCAGGTGTTTGCCTAAAAACTGTAGTGTCTTAATTTTGTTTTCCAGCTCGCGTATGTACGCGGCACGGTCGCTTAGGATTGCCATAGTTCCGATAATTTAAGGTTAGTAAAGTCGTTTGTCGTTTGTAAATTTATAGCACTTTAGTTCATATAAACAAAAAAAAATCTACTCTGTAATTGAGTAGATTGCCTAAAATGTATAAAAATCAGCTATTTAAGATAAAAATAGCCTACTTTCTTCTTTTCTTCGCCTTGTTAGCCCTGTTACCTCTTTTCCTTTTACCTTATTCCAGCGTAAAAATTGGGCTGCCACTGCGGCTTTGTCGGCGCCACTATTTAGCAGGCGAAGCAGCGTTGATCTTGCAAACGCTCCAGCGCCTATATTAAATAGCAGGCTGGCCAGCGCTAGTTGCTGGTTATTATTGATCGGCACCTTTACTAATCGCTTGACTTCGCCCTCTGCTGCAGCTACAGTAATGCGCAGCCAGTCCAGGGCTTCTTTTTTTGTAATTGTATCGCCTTTTTTAATAGGCAGGCCAGTATAGGGATTGCGCGTATTGCCGTAGCCGATTGTCCAAATGCCTGCGCTGTCCTGGTAGGCTTTTAGCTCTAGGCCCTCGAATTTTGCTATAAGAGTAGCTGCGCTCACGTTAGTAGATAGTAAGATTAAGCCCACAATAGCCAGGGCAATGATATAGTTCTTTGTTCCTTTCATTCATTACAGCCCTGTTTTGTCAAAATCTTTAGCCGCTGTAAGGCCCAGCCCGGCTCCGATTGTAGTGATCCCAGTAACTAGGTCGCCTTTAAGAATAGCGGCCACGCCGCCAATGATTGTGGCAAAGCCAAAAAAGGTCGTTTTCCAGTTTTTAAGTAGCTTTTTCATTTTTCACAAAGTTTATTCCGTTATAGATAATTGTTGCAAGGCCCAGGACTGTCATTATTGCCCGATCCTGGCCTTTTAGTTTAGTGGCCGCATACAGCATAAACGGCCCGATATAGGCTACGTCTGCTAGTCGTATGAGCTGTGTTTTCAAAGGCTACTGCGCTTAAATTGCTGAATGAGTATATCGAGCTTGGTTTCCAGCCTGATCAGGCGCTCGCCGTGGTCGTCGTGCTTAGCCTGCTTTTCTTCGAGCGTTTTTACACGCTGGTTAAGTACAGCCCAGGACGCCACAAAGCTGCAAATACTACTAATTACTATCGTCGCTATGTTGAGATCCACTTTCTTGCTGTTTTTTAGTTTCTTCTGCTATTGCGATATTAACCTCGCGTAGCTTAGATTGCAAAAATTCAATGTTTGCCAGTAGGTCGTAGGCTTGGGCCTTTAGTTCAGTTACGTTTGCCATTTTTTTAAGGTATTAAGGTTAAATTTAATTGCGTACAAATATACTCATAAGCGGCTAAATTAACATCGCCAGCTTGCCCCCAAGCGGTATAATCTTCGCCCGATATACTGGTATTGCCTTGCGCTAAAGATTGCTTAGTTTCGTTACCCTCGCTATCGGTAATAACGCTGCTAATAACCCAGTAAAACTGCGCGTAGTTGCTTAGATTGTCGTTTACAATGCTTGCGTCAATAAAATTGCCGCTGCTTGCTTGTCCGTTAGTCCAGATTTGTACTGGCTGAATTGAATATCCCATTTTATTATGATTTTATTCTTATGTAAGTAGTTTTTACCGTTACTGTAAATGCTTCTGTATTTGTTGCTTGAACATTAAGACCGCTTGCTGTAATTGCTAATGATGCGCCAGTTGTACTAATTATACCTATTTCCGCTGTTGTTCCGCCCTCTGGTACAGATACGGTAAATGTAACTTGTTTATTTGTTGCGCCTTGCGTTGCATAACATAGATACATTTGGCTCGCTGCTACTGTAAATAATGTTGCAGTTCCACCGCTTGTAACATTTGTAAAATTATCTTCCGACGTGTTAAATTCACTTGCCGTAGCAGTTCCATTAACTTGTAAAGTTTGACCAGTATTAGTACTTGTATTTATCAAAACATTTCCGCCAGTAGTTATTCTAAATCTTGCAGTTGAACTCGTATCAATAAAAAAACCGCCTCCAAAATATCCAAATTGATTTACTGTACCTGAATTTGTTGCCTCAATTATTTGGTATGTACTTCCAGCATAAGTCCTTAAAGAATTATTTACATCGCCATAATGTTGCACTCCATAACCCAAGTTAGTAATATCTAGTTTATACTGTGGCGTGCTAGTTGAAATTCCTACTCTTTGTGTACTGGTTAAACGCAATACTTCATTTTGCGTACCAGTGTTAGTAGTTGTAAAAAATCCTAAATCTTGATTGCTTCCACTACTATAGTATGTAGAATATATGCTTGATAAATTATCTTGATTGTAAATTTCTATTCCGTTACCATTTGTAGAACTATCCCGAAAAGCACCTACTAATGTTTTTGATCCAGTACCAGTGCTTTTAACCTCAAAAATTGAATTAGGGCTACTGGTATTTATTCCAACTCGTATATTAGCAGCGTCCCACGTCATTATTGGCGTGCCTAATGTTCCGTCGTTTGTAAAATTTCTTGCAAAACTCCATTTATCGGCTGCGTCGTTTTGTATCTGTCCATAATAACTGCCAGTGCTATTAAATACTATTTGTGCCAGCGGCCTATTGCTGATATACATATAACCAGCGATAGATATTTTTGCACCCACGTTTGTCGTAGTACCAAAAAGGCTATTTCCCGCAAAGTAATTTAAGTCGCTTGCGCCAGCCTGATAAACCCCCCAGCGATTAGTAATTGTTAATGCCGTATATTCTGTGCTGGCGTTTAACGCTATGCCATAATAGTTATCTATTGTGGGATTATTTGCGCCTACATAATAGGGCGCGTAAGCGTGAAAGCCGCTAACGTGTGTTACATTGGTAAAAGGCTGCGTCGGTAAAAAAGCAAACTGCGACTGCACAGCAGCAAAAGAACGTAAGCCGCCGGTGCTGCCTTGATTGATAATTAGCGTACCGCCTCCAGTAAATTGTAGCAAAGCGCCGCTAGACGTACCGCCGACTATTACCGTATTGGGTACCGTTGCGCTGCCTTGTACAATATTAAGATGATAAGCAGCTAATGCTGTGTAAGCCATTCCAGCCGTATAGCTGGCTGCATTTGGCGTAGTCGTTGTTAATTGGCTCCAAAGCCCTTTTCTGTCAGTTCCGACCGCTTGCGTAAAAGTATCCTCAAACGTACTGGCTCCCACTACTCGCAGCGTTTCTACTGCGGCCGGTGCGCCTTGTAGTCCTATGTTACTGGTGCTGGCGTCTATTCTTACAGGTGTATTTGATCCTGCAGTATTAAAGATCTCAAAGTAATTACTGCCACCATTGTACACATCGCCTATTCGCCATAAACCACTACCGCTACGCTGAAAAGCCAGCAAGCTATTAGCCGTTGCAGTAGTTGAATTTAGCTGCACCATTATCCCGGTGCCGTGTACGTCTAGCTCGGCGCCTGGTGTAGCTGTATTGATCCCTAACGCGCCGGCTGTGTTATCCCAGTATAAATTTGCGCTAGATCCAATTGCCTGGGAGCTGGTAAAATAGGCCACTTGCGTTGCCGTACCCGTTCCAGTAATTGTGCTAGATCCTGGGCCGCCAATTAGATCCCAGGTCGTACCATTATCCCGGTAGATCTCAAAAGTATCGGTACTAACAAAGAGCCGGCCTGTCTGTCCTGCGGCGGGCCTGTTAGCAAACGTATTACTATTGATAGCTGGCGATCCAAGCTGGTTTAATATATTAAAATTAACGAACATTAAACGTATCGTTTAAGTATTACTGTCAGTTGATTAGTACCGGTGCCGCTAAAATTAAAGCTATATACCTTAACATTGATCTCGTCGCGGTTACCAGTGATATTCCAGGACTGGTTAGGCGTAAGCAAAAAACCGTCAACGGTTACGTTGCTAGTTCCTTGATTGACGAATATAACGCTATTAGCGTTCGTATCCGTCTGGCCAGATTGCTGAAATATCTTTGTTTCTGTTATGAATTTTACACAGGCCATTATCTACAAAGTTTTTGATCTTTAGCGTATTCCTGGCGCATAGTGGTCTCGTCAGGTATGAAAGTCGTTTGATCGACGATATTTGCGACCAATTGTCGGGCTGTGCTGGCTGCGCTTTCTGCGCTAGGTGCCGTCTTGCCGCTAACTTTTCTGCGCCTAATAAAGTAATAATACACTGCGGCTGCGGCTACCAGGTATAGTATAGTTCCTTTTTTCATTGTCGTTTTTTATACAAGTACGTTATCGCCAAAACCGGCCACGCGAATACCTTTAGAAAGCTGCTTTGTTACAGCCTTTGCCTGCGCCCTGGTTGCTGTCTTAGTCCTTACGGCTCTTTTTACAGCCGTGCCCCTGGCTTTTGCGCCAGGCTTCTTTGTAAATAAATTACTGATCAGCTTTGTGCCGATATCTACAGCTGTTTGCCTAGCTGGCGGCATATCTACAGGCGCCGCGAACTCCTGCTCAGTGATCCTTTCTGTTGGGCCTGCTTCAACGGTTACCCTGGGCCGTCTGCGAAAGGCCATAAACGCTATAGCAGCGCCGGCGATCAGTAGTAAGGGCAATATGTTTTTTTTCATCGTGCTGGTAATCTGTTTGTGTACGTTAATAATGTGCGCAGCTGGCTATCACTTAATCCGTCCCAGGGTAATATGCCGCCGCCGTTAGTTAAAAAAGTCAGTAGATCTTCTTTGTAGCGCTGCTGAAATACATCGGCTAAAAAAGATACAGCAGCCTTTGTCTTAACCTGGCTAAAAGCCGCCATTACAGCGTTAAAGTCGTCCTGGAATACTCCAAAAGCATTGTGGATCTGTCTAGCCAGTTGCTCGGCCGTTGCTCGTCTTACTAAGATCCCGCCAGTACGTTTATAGTATTGCGGCTTCCAGTAGCTTCCCGGATCAGTAATTTGCTGGCTGGCGCTTTGTGTGCCTGGCCCTGCTGCGATCCCGCCTGCGATTAACAGGCGCTTAATAGCTGTAAAGGCCAGTAAGCCGCCGCCTACCAGTAGCACGTCTGTAGCTGATATTTTTATCTTGCCTGCCATTACTTTCTAAGCATTGATAAAAGCATAGCGATCTGCGCCTGCGGCATTGCTGCCAGCTTAGCCAGGTCGTCGGCTGTTACCCCTTTGCTAAATAGTGTTTGAATAATTTGCTCCACGTCCTGGGTGCCGCTTACGTGCTGCACTTTAGGCGCTGAAAAGCTGCTAACAATACTTCCTAACATTGCTATTAACATTTGTTGAACTTGTGGTTGCTGTAGCATACCGGCTAAAATACTGGACGGCGTTACTGGCTGCTCTGCTTCTTCTTCTTCTTCGTCGTCCGTTTCCAGTTCGGCCATTCGTTCAGCTCGTAGTGCGCGGATCTCGTTTAATATCTCGTTATTTACCTGGGCTTGCTGATTGCTTACGCCGTAGCCTGCGATCATACCTAGCGGCGCTTCGTTTAGCACAAAAACTTTATTGATCGCTGGCGCTACTCTTTCTTTATCCTTGTCGTTGTATAGACCGAGAACAAAATTGTTGTAGTCGTCTGGCGAAATATACGAAAGCTCTGTTTGTAGTTTTTCGTATCCCTCGTCCTTGCTTTTACCGTCATAAGCGCCAGTAATGTTTTTAGCCATTACTGAAAACCTAAAGATCTTCCAGGCAGCCTGCGGCTGCTCGTTGTACCAATTTAGGACGGCGCTTGCGTTTCGTAGTTGTGCTGTTGCAGCCATAGTTTTTTAGATATAGTAAACGCCGAAAACAAAGCTAATGTTAGTCGTGTTGGCAGGAGCCGACGCGATAGTGATATAGCTCTTATCCCAGGTAATCTTTTGTCCGCTAAACTCGGGCAAGCTACGTACAAAAGGCGCGCTGGCGCTAGTTGTAGCCTGGGTGCGGATCAGTGATACTAAAGGAATACGGAATAAGTCCTGGCGCTCGTTTGAATATAGTACCAGATAACTTTTTTGCATAATAGCTGCGGACGGCAAAGCGACGTTGTTAGGCGATACGGTTACTGTATCAACGGCGAACGTTTCCAGCGCCATTAGTGCTGTATAGCGTAGCTTGGGCAGATCTGGGAACGACCATTGCGTTTGTGTCTGTCCTGTTACTGCTACACCGGGAACCAGTAGCTCTACCAGTTCATATTTAGCGGCCTTAAATGCCATTGTATTAAATTTTACTTTTTTTGAAAATAAGGGCCGGCCGAAACCGGCCCTCTTAGGTTTATTGACCGAAACGAAAATTAACGTACAGGCGTAACGTTCTGGGCCAGATGTCCACGAAGAATAAGGATCGCGCGGCTGTTTGTTTCAACTGCGGCCATAGCTTGTGGCAACTGTACTTGTAGTGAATTTTGCTTTGATCCCACCAACACCCAGGCTGGCTCTACAGGATAGAAAGCGTCATTGCTACCGTCGTTTTGATCTACAAATGCCTGTGTATTGGCAGAGTAGTAAGGCGCTGTCTGGGCTTGCGTTTGTGGCACAAAGTAATGTCTGTACAGGTCATAGGCAGGCACTATTTGTCTGTTATTCACTGTCAAAGTGAGCGAGCTGTTATACCAGTTCAGCAAGCTAGTGGCTGTATTAGAAGCCGAGAACGTGATCGGGCTGGGGTAAGTAAACAGCCGATAGTTGCTAGCGGTGCTGCTGCTAGGTACAGCGAAAAATAGACCAATTGAAGAACACACGAAAGCGTCCTGCAAGTTCAAACGCTGCTCAGTATTGAAGCTGCTGGTGTTTGAGCTGCTAACGTCATTAGTGAGTACTGGGAACTGATAGCTTGTGATAGTAGTTGATAAAGCTACTTCCAAACGAAGATAGGACTGTGAAAGTACAGCCTGTCCGAGCGAAAAACCGGCGTTATTGATAGCCTGTTTCGCTTTTTCAAATGCTAGGCGAGTGCCTACTGTTGAAGCCATAATAATTGTTACGCCATTCGTATTGCCTGGCGTGGGGCTTTTAGTTAAATAAAGGTGAATACAGGTGATCCATTTTAGTACGTTTCATCTTCTTCCATACCAGCCAGGACTGAAAGATCGTCGCCAGCCATTACGCTGTCATCGCCGGCGATTACGCTGATATTGTCAGGTATTTCGCCAACGGTTACTGGGAACGTCATAGTATCGTCCATTTGCCCCAGTGCAGGGATAAGGCCGCCTACCAGACCAGCTCCACCGGCAGCGATCATACCGTTACCGATAGCCTTACCCAGATCACCTTTAAGGATCATTGGGAACGCCAGACCGATACCCAGTACAGCTGCATTTTTGATACGATCATCGCCTACAGGAATAAACCCAGCGACTTTTTTACCGATTACAGCGCCGGCAATAATGCCCAGAGCTGCTTGAATGTTGGCTTTGCCAACGGCACCCATACGACGGCGTGAACTGCGTCTCTTAGTGCTTTTTCTACGTCTTGCCATTTTTCTAGTTTATAGTTGTTTTATTACGTCCTTATTTACCATAGTAGCCGATCAGCAAAGTAGCCTGGCGATCCTTTCACTTTTCTGTCCTTTTCGTGCCTGGCCTTGTAAAGTTTTCGGCGCTGATCTGCTACTGCCTTACCGAATAACTTTTTGTACGTAGGATAGTCCAGGTAACCCCTGGCCCCAACGCTCGTTATGTAGTTTCCTTGTCTGTCATATACGTCCAGTTTTTTACCCTGTCTGCTGCTTGGCCGGATCTTTACGTTAAGGCGCCGGGCCTGCGCTGCTGTATAGGGTAAGATTTTATACATCAATCTACAAAATTTCCTAAATCAAATTCTTCTTTTGTTCTTATTGCATAGTCGCGCGCTAACAAATTTCTATCGTTTGTATTTAATAACTCAAACCATTTATCGCCACGACTGCCGAACTCTTTATTATATTTTTTCATTGCAGCTTCAATGTAATAACGCCACAACTTTGCTGCCTTATCAATATCGTAAGTACCTTTTTTATATTTCTTACCTAAATTGATCAAAATAGGCTTTCTCATTTGAAAATATAATTGGCTATCATTATCTGCATACAATTCAATTTCTCTTGCTGCGTCGGGATCACTAAAAGTTGGCATTTCGCCTATTCTCTTTCTTTTTGCTACTGTATAGCCGTGAGTAAGTTTATATCCTTTCTTTTCTAGTTGTTTTCTTAACTCTTTACTTTTTACTTTAATACCACTAACCACACGAATATTTACATTGTGGCTCTTAGTGTCGGTGTGCATTTCGCTAGTGCGCTTACTTTTCTTAGCTTTTACTTTAGTCGTTGCTGCTTTCTTTTTAGGCGCAGCGCCTACTCCAGCACGCTTTTTACTATAGCTAATCGCCCAGGCTTGCTTAACGGCTTGCGCTTGCGTAAGCTTCGGATTTTTCTTTCGCAGCTTTTTTGCTTCTGCGACTACGGCCTTGAATTTTGCCCTGGCTGCTCTTTGCTTTGCTGTCATATTATTTTTTTCTAGTTACAAAATACAAAACGGCAGCGCCGCCGATTAGTAACGGTAAAAAATTAGGTTTTTTTGTGGCTGTCGTTTGAGCTGGTGCCATATCAGTAGTGGGCTGCAGATCGGCTGGCTCAAATACCTGGTCGGCAATGTCAATGTTAGTAGCTTCAGTTGCTGCCTTTGGCTCCAGGGCTTTTTTAGCTAGCTCCTGGGCTTTTTTATTTAGCGCGTCCTTACCTACCTGTACAAGCTCTGCCGGATCTATTCCAATTTTAGTAAAAAAGTCGGCTACCTTAACCAGTAGTGGCGCTGCAGTTGCGGCGGCTGCGGCTGGTGCTGCTGGCGCTACGCCTATCTGCTCCATTCCAAAAATTCGCTTTTTAGTAGATCCCTTTTCCCAGGCTTTCTTCAGTGCATTTATCTGGCCCCCGGCTCCCTCCCAAAAACTTGTGAGCTTGCTAGGTGCTTTTTGCCAGGCAGCGGCTAGCTTATTGGCTAGTCCTGCAAAATTGATAGTAACCAGTAGCAAAAATGAGTTTCTAACTGGTGCGGCCGCTACTTTTAGAACTACTTTAGCGCCTTTCTTTAATACCTGGCCAGCAGTACGGCCGGCAGCTTTGCGGGCAGCCACGACTGACGTCTGGGCTGCTTGTTTCGCCGCCTTAGTCGGCGCCGCTTTCTTTGCTGCTTTAGCAGCTTTCAAAGCCGCCTTTTGTTGCGCTGTTGCGCCAATTCCGCTTATTGAGTATAGTGCCATTTTTCTATCTGTTGCGTACGTGTACGGTTTTTTATAATCAAAGTCGCCTACGACTGGATCTATCCATATTTCGTTACTGGTGCCGGGATTAACAACTACAAAAACGTGCTGCGGCTGCTTATCAAAAATTTTATAGCTAGCGAAGCGATAGGCAAACGGTATGCCTAAATTTTGTAAAACGCCGCCAGCAAAAAGGCTATAGTGTTTGCAGTCGCCGTAACCAGTCGCCAGGATTGCTGCAGGGCTTTTCACGGTCTGCTTGCTTCCTGGCTCAATTACATAGCGCACATTGTTTTTAAGAAAATTAAAAATTTTGCGCGCCGTTGCTCGCCTTGATCCCGCATTAAAAAAAGAACTTATTTTACTGTAGTCGTGTGCGTGCCTGCGGTGCGCTTCCAGTATGGCGTCTATTATGTCGCCGGTACTTTGATCTGCCGTAAGCATTTCACGTCTATTTTGAAACGGCCCCAGCCTACCCATTAAAGTAGTTGCGTCCATTCCTTAGATCATTTTACTTTCACTAACAGGAACGACTAGGCCGTCCACGTTGGCCGTACCGGTAAAACTCACGCTGGTAGATCCGATAGGACGGCTTAACAGCTCCCGCACCGTTTCAAACACGCCGACAGCGCTGGGCCTTGCCTGCAGCTTCAAAATACTTTCGCTGTTAGCAGCTACGCGCTGATCACCGAACGCCGATACATTAGCTACAGTTGATCCCTGTACATTTATAGATCCAGTAATTGACTTAATGACTATAGCCTGGTTAGTAGGATTAGCGACGGCCAGATCCACGTTAAAGATTGGTGCGAACAATGTGCCGCCTGGGCGTAATGACCTTAGTGAAAATATCGCTCTTTGTCCGAAGCGATAGCGTGATAAGAAAAACAGTGCAGCTGCGCCGCCTACCAGTAGTAAGATATTCCGCATTTACAATGTGCTGCGGCCTTTTAGATCCTTGTCGTTTGTCGTTACCGAAAATAAGATTGAAAAGTCAAACAAAAAAATCTATTTCAAAACTTTTCTTTTTTTGTAACTTTTCGCCGAGCCCGCGCGCGGCTCTGTAGGGCCGCTGCGCGGTCTCTGGCGAAGTTAGTGAAAAAAACTGATATATTGTACATTTTTGTAGTTCAAAATATCCACATTGTTACCTGTATTCACCTTTATTTAATAAAAGTAATGTCTTGTAAAGGGTACAAAAAAGGCCCGGCGTTGAAACGCCAGGCCGCCTAAACCAACCCTGCTTATGAAAGCTCTAATTTACTGTTTTTTGTTAAAATCGCTTATAAGCCACGTACGGCCCTCAAAATTGGCCGTTTCCTTGTCATACCAGTTAATATACCAGGCGCCGCAACTAACGCAAAATTGGCCAAATTTGAGCCTGTTTGTAATATTTCGGTATTTCCTGGGCCGCTTGGTGCCAGGCTTAAAAAAAACTATCGCCGTTTCCAGTTTTTTACTCATTTTGTACTATTTTAGCATTGAATACAGGTGGCTCGCGGCCAGTTCCGCAGTCGTTTGTCCGCGCCAGTTGAGCTTTGCTCCTGGCGCTTTTTTTTAGAAAGGCAGATCGTCTGGCATAGGATCATTGCTGCTTTGTGGCTGTATAGGCATAGTAGCCTGGCTAGCCGCCACGTTTAGATCCTGGGCTTGCTGCTCGCTAAATAAGACGCGCAAATAATTAGCGCCAGCCTTACTCTTATTTACCCAGCCACTAACACGGTACTGCTTTCCGGCAATGGTGGCCGTTCCGGTGTAGTCCGGCTGCGTTGGCTTGTCTTTTGTGTTTTTGTAAAGGCTGCCGCTGTTGTTTTTCTGTTCCATAGTTATTGCTGTTCAGTTGCCTCTGTCCCCAGGTTAATTTTTCTTTTTTGTAGGTGCCACAGGCGCTGGCTCAATGTACGGCACCTGGCTCCAGCGTCCGTTGTAGTTCATTATGGCTACCGGCTCAAAATCGCCGTCGCTTCGTATGTATTTAGGCTTGAGTACAAACTGGCCTGTGTCCTTATTTTTTTCCACGATCATTGTTGATTGGCTCCAGCGATCAGTATTGCTACCAAGGTGGCCCAGCGTTTCGCCGTGGCCTTTACCCAGGTGCAGGACGCCGATCAGCAAAATATCGTATTGCTTAGTGATCCGCTTCAGCCAGTTCGTTACTAGGCGCGTTTCTTTAGGATCGTTGTAGTCCAGGCATAAGTCCAGTAGGCCGTCCACAATAAGGCAGCTACAGTCCTTATTTTCTATCAAATACTGCTCTATCATTATACGGATCTTGCTGGGCATATCTTCTCGCATACTATAGGCGTCAAAAAAATCAGGTAACTTTTGCTTTTCAGCCAGGCTTACTATCTTATCTATTTGCCGGTAAAAATCAAAGCTGCTCATTTCAGTATCAAAGTAGCCGATCCTGGGCCTATTAACTGGAAGCTGCAGCTTCATACCCCAAATGCCTTGAAAGGGCGGCACCAGGGCTGACGCGGCCGCAGCTCCCACAAATGTTGATTTGCTGGCCTTGGGCAGGCCCGAAAAAACAATGTAGCTCTGCAGGCAGCCCACTACTTTGCCCTGGATAGTAAAAATAGGCTCTTGCGCAGGTGGTCTATTTTTAGCGTCGTATCGCCTGGCGTGAAGCAGCGCAGTAATTAGTCGGACGTCGTTTGCCATTATTTTTTACATATTCCAGTAGCTAGATAGCCAGAGCATAAAAGTAAAAATGATTAGTAGCCAAAATTTAGGGCTATTCAATAATCTGTAAAGTGTCTTTTTCATTGTGCTTTTCGTTTAATTGGTCTAGTAAATTTTTTGCAGTAATGATCGCAGCCTGTATAGGTGTGATCGGCTCGCCTTTATCAGCTAGTGGGTGTTTTTTGCCTAGCTCCAGGTAGGTAGGTAGCAGCTGGATAGCAAAATACTCTAGCTTACTCATTCCAGGGATCGGCGCAATGATACGGCCCAGGTTGTCTTGTGCTACTTGTGGCGGGAACGCTGGTAAATTGTAATTTTCCATTTTAGGGTTTTTTTTAGGTTATAGAATAAAAAAGATAGTTCAATAAGAATATAGGCCAGGCAAAATACTGGCAGGCATACCAGAACTACAAAAAGCAGCTCCAGTAATAATTTAGCCAATTTCATCTGGTATCGTTAGAATGTTTGTAATTGTGCGCTGGTAGTGGTCTATGCTTTCGCCGATTAACAGGCGAAGCTCCATAGCCATATTGAAAGGGATAAGGGATTGATCTACCTGGGCGCGGCTGCCGCAGCTGTAGGTAAATTCAATTTTGATCCTGGCGTCGTCCAGGTGTTTGCCTAAAAACTGTAGTGTCTTAATTTTGTTTTCCAGCTCGCGTATGTACGCGGCACGGTCGCTTAGAATAGCCATAGTTCCGATAATTTAAGGTTAGTAAAGTCGTTTGTCGTTTGTAAATTTATAGTAGATTAGTTCATATAAACAAAAAAAATTAGTACACTGTACTAATTTATTTTACAAAATGCTATTTTTCAGTAATTTATGACAAAAACAACTCGGCTTCTGCTTTTCGCCTATTTGTTAATCCTTTTACTTCTTTGCCATTTACTTTATTCCAGCGTAAAAACTGGGCTGCTATAGCCGACTTTTCAGCTCCGCTGTTTAGTAAGCGAAGCAGCGTTGATCTAGCAAAGGCTCCGGCGCCTATGTTAAATACTAGGCTGGCCAGGGCTAGGCGTTGATTGGTATTGATTGGCACCTTTACAAGTCGCTTTACGTCTGCTTCCACGGCCGTTGTAGTGATCCGCAGCCAGTCCAGGGCCTCTTTTTTAGTGATCTTGTCGCCTTTCTTTATTGGCAGGCCAGTATAGGGATTGCGCGTATTGCCATAGCCGATCGTCCAAATGCCTGCGCTGTCCTTGTAGGCTTCCAGCTCCAGGCCCTCAAATTTTGCTATAAGTGCGGCTGCGCTCACGTTGCTAGTAATTAAGATTAGGCCCAGTATAGCCAGGGCGATAATATAGTTTTTTGCGCCTTTCATTCATTACAGACCAGATTTATCAAAATCTTTAGCCGCTGTAAGGCCGAGACCAGCTCCTATTGTTGTGATTCCGGTAACCAGGTCGCCTTTCAAAATAGCGGCCACGCCGCCGATAATAGTGGCAAAGCCAAAAAAAGTCGTTTTCCAGTTCTTAAATAGCTTTTTCATTTTTTACAAAGTTTATTCCGTTATAGATTATAGTTGCAAGGCCCAGGGCTGTCATTATAGCCCGATCCTGGCCTTTTAGCTTAGTGGCCGCATACAGCATAAACGGCCCAATATAGGCCACGTCTGCGATTCTAATTAGCTGTGTTTTCAAAGGCTGCTGCGCTTAAATTGCTGAATGAGTATATCTAGCTTGGTTTCCAGCCGGATCAGGCGCTCGCCGTGGTCGTCGTGCTTAGCCTGCTTTTCTTCCAGCGTTTTTACACGCTGGTTAAGCACGGCCCAAGACGCTACAAAGCTACAAATACTACTAATTACTATCGTCGCTATGTTTAGATCCACTTTCTTGCTGTTTTTTAGTTTCTTCTGCTATCGCCATATTGACCTCGCGTAGCTTAGATTGCAAAAATTCAATGTTTGCCAGTAGGTCGTAGGCCTGGGCCTTTAGTTCCGTTACGTTTGCCATTTTTTAAGGTATTAGTGTTAAATTAAGTTGCGTACAAATATACTCATAAGCCGCTAAATTAACATCGCCAGCTTGCCCCCACGCGGTATAGTCGTCGCCCGATATACTGGTATTGCCTTGCGCCAGCGATTGCTTAGTTTCGTTACCCTCGCTATCGGTAGTAACGCTGCTAATAACCCAGTAAAACTGCGCGTAATTACTCAGGTTATCGTTTACGATAGACGCGTCAATAAAATTGCCGCTGCTTGCTTGTCCGTTAGTCCAGATCTGTACTGGCTGAATTGAATATCCCATTATTTTATTTTTAAGTTACTGTTGCTAATTTGTAAAGAGTGCCGCCTATATCTACCTCAATATATTCAGTCGTGTTTACTACTACTGTTGCTGCTACGCGGCTGCCAAGTTTCCACGCTGCGGCTGTGCCACCTGTAGGTGTGCCTGTTGTTAACGATCCTATTAAAGAAACATTACTACTAGAGCTAATAGCAAAAACTGTAGCATTTGAATTAGTTACGTCAAAAATTTGAAAACCACCACTATCAAAACTATTTATTCCATAGTTTCTACCAGTAGTTGCAGTAGTATTTGTTAAAAAAACTGTTGGAGAATTTGTAGCATTATATCCAGTACCAGATAATTGAATTTGACCGCCAAAAAAGCCGTTGCCATTAACCTGTAAAGTTTGACCGCTATTAGTATTTGTATTTATCAAAACATTTCCGCCAGTAGTTATTCTAAATCTTGCAGTTGCACTCGTATCAATATAAAAACCGCCTGAAAGATATCCGAATTGATTTACTGTACCTGAATTTGTTGCCTCAATTACTTGGTATCCACTTCCAGCATAAGTCCTTAAAGAATTATTTACATCGCCATAATGTTGCACTCCATAACCCAAAGCAGTAATATCTAATTTATACTGTGGCGTGCTAGTTGAAATTCCTACTCTTTGTGTACTGGTTAAACGCAATACTTCATTTTGCGCACCAATGTTAGTAGTTGTAAAAAATCCTAAATCTTGATTGCTTGCACCAGTATAGTATGTAGAATATATGCTTGATAAATTATCTTGATTGTAAATTTCTATTCCGTTACCATTTGTAGAACTATCCCTAAAAGCACCTACTAATGTTTTTAATCCAGTACCAGTGCTTTTAACCTCAAAAATTGAATTAGGGCTACTGGTATTTATTCCAACTCGTATATTAGCAGCGTCCCACGTCATTATTGGCGTGCCTAATGTTCCGTCGTTTAGAGTGTTTCGTGCAAAACTAAATTTATCGGCTGCGTCATTTTGTATCTGTCCATAGTAAGATCCAGTACTATCAAACACTATTTGTGCTAGTGGTCTATTATTGATATACATATAACCAGCAATAGATATTTTAGCACCTACGTTTGTCGTAGTACCATAAAGGCTATTGCCAGCAAAGTAGTTTAGATCGCTCGCGCCCTCTTGATAGATCCCCCAGCGGTTAGTATAGGTTACTGTACCTGTACCAGTTGTTTGATTGTTTATTAGTAGCGCGTAGTTATTAGTGATATTTACTGCGCTACCAACGTTATCAGGAAAGCAAATGCGAAGTCCAGCAAGGTGCGTAATAGTTCCTACTGCGCTACCATTAAACGCATAAACACTACTAAGCGCGCTAAATGCGCGCACAGTACTGCCTTGCGTCATTGTTAAAGTACCAGCGCCAGTAAAGCTAATACTGGTACTACCCTCTAGCCCCTGTCTGCCAGTATTTGCTACAGTAGTGCTGCCGCCTAGCGTTAAATTTAGATTACTATTTACTCCACCTAACGCGGCTAGTCCTACGTTTACTCCGTTAGGTATAGTTAAATTGTGCTGTACCGCTACTCCGATTGCGTTACCGGTGCTATATGTTTTTGTAGATAAAAAAGTAGCTTCATTACTGGCGGCAAGTACCTCTATAGCGTTATTGGTTAGTACAGTATTATGTAACTCAAAATAGTTGTTTCCACCGTTATAGGCGTCGCCTATGCGCCAAAGTCCACTACCGCTACGCTGAAACGCCAGTAAACTGTTTGCAGTTGCGCTCGTAGAATTTAGCTGCGCCATTACGCCTGTGCTGTGAATATCTAATTTAGCTCCAGGCGTAGCCGTTCCCAATCCCAGTCCGGTAGCATTAAGGTAAGCTGCTGGCGTGCTACTCCCTGCACTTTGTACCATAAAACGGTAACGCGTCGCGTATGTTGCGGCGGCTGCGTCTATTGTTTCAATAGTTAGCTGTGTCGTCTTAAATGTACCAGCGTCGTCAGGTAGCTGAAAATGTATTCCGGTACCCATACCCACGCCAGCCGTGCCACTAGATAGGCTATGTTTTACGAGCAAAGGATATTGGCCCGCTGTTGTGTTTGGCGTCGTTTCTTCAATAACAGCGGCATATCCGCTGCTATTAGTTACGTTTTTAGCTAATAATCCGAAAGCGTTTGATCCAGTACCGACGTTAGTAGTAAAATTAGCATAGATCCCAATACCGTCTGTTTTTACAGCCTCAATTGTGGCTGTTGGTGTGGCTGTCGCTACTCCTAAAAAACTGTTTGTGTTATCCCAAAATAGGTTAGCACTAGATCCGATTGCCTGGGAGCTGGTAAAATAAGCCACTTGCGTTGCCGTACCTGTTCCAGTTATCGTGCTAGATCCTGGGCCGCCAATTAGATCCCAGGTAGTACCATTATCCCGGTAGATCTCAAAAGTATCGGTACTAACAAAGAGCCGCCCTGTCTGTCCTGCGGCGGGCCTGTTAGCAAACACATTACTATTGATAGCTGGCGATCCAAGCTGGTTTAATATATTAAAATTAACGAACATTAAACGTATCGTTTAAGTATTACTGTCAGTTGATTAGTGCCGGTGCCGCTAAAATTAAAGCTATAGACCTTAACATTGATCTCGTCGCGGTTACCGGTTATATTCCAGGACTGGTTCGGCGTAAGCAAAAAACCGTCCACGGTTACGTTGCTTGTGCCTTGATTGACGAATATAACGCTGTTAGCGTTCGTATCCGTCTGGCCAGATTGCTGAAATATCTTTGTCTCTGTTATGAACTTAATACAGGCCATTATCTACAAAGTTTTTGATCTTTAGCGTACTGCTTTGCAAAAGTTGTGTCGTCCGCTACAAATGTCGTTTGATCTACAATATCGGCCACCATTTGCCGGGCTGTACTGGCTGCGCTTTCTGCGCTTGGTGAATTTTTGCCAGTTGCCTTTTTGCGCCTGATCCAGTAGTAATATAGCGCGGCTGCGGCTACCAGGTAAAGTATAGTTCCTTTTTTCATTGTCGTATATTTATACAAGTACGTTATCGCCAAAACCGGCAAAGCGAATACCCTTTGCCAGCTGTTTAGTAGCTGCCTTTGCCTGCGCTCTTGTTGCTGTCTTAGTCCTTACCGCTCTTTTTACAGCTGCGGCCTGGGCTTGTTTCGCTTTCTTTTCGCGCTCTGTACGGCGCTTAAAAAGCTCACTGGCTACTTTTATTCCTACATCAACGGCGCTGGGCCTGGGTGCCGCCTCAAACTCTTGCTCGGTGATCCTTTCTGTAGGGCCAGCCTCTACTGTTACCCTGGGCCGTCTGCGAAAGGCCATAAACGCTATAGCTGCGCCGGCGATTAGTAGCAAAGGCAAAATTCCTTTTTTCATTTTTTTGTCGTTTTGTAGATATATCCACCGGCCCAAACTACTGCTATACCGATTGCCAGGTATTTGCCGAAGCGTGCCAGTTTATCTAATGTTGTTAAATTAGCTTCCTGTGCCTCTTTTATTTCTTCCTCTACCGTCTTAATACCAGCCTGCCGCCTTTGCTGCGCGCTTAATCCAATATCCTGCACCTTAATCGCATAGTATTTTCCGTCTTTGCCAAAAAAGGTGATATAATCGTCCTTTCTGGCCGCATAGCGAATGCCATAGATATTCGTATATGCTGGCGTCTTACTCAAAAAACTATCCACCTTTAAGGTATAGCCCACCGGCAGCATATTGCTTACTGGCTTAGCCTTATCGCCTAAATTATTGACGTCGCTAACCCGGTAAAAATTTGCCCGCCTTTCTGCTCTTATTGACTTACCAATAAGCTGTCGTGCGCTGATCTGTGGCATAGTTACTTTCTAAGCATTGATAACAGCATACTGATCTGCGCCTGCGGCATAGCTGCCAGCTTCGCCAGGTCGTCGGCTGTTACCCCTTTGCTAAATAGTGTTTGAATAATTTGCTCTACGTCCTGGGTGCCGCTTACGTGCTGCACCTTGGGTGCCGAAAAGCTGTTTACTAAATTGCCTAGCATAGCGATTAACATTTGTTGTACTTGTGGTTGCTGTAGCATACCGGCTAAAATACTGGACGGCGTTACTGGCTGCTCTGCCTCTTCTTCTTCTTCGTCGTCGGTTTCCAGTTCGGCCATTCGTTCAGCTCGTAGTGCGCGGATCTCGTTTAGTATCTCGTTATTTACCTGGGCTTGCTGATTGCTGACGCCGTAGCCTGCGATCATACCTAGCGGCGCTTCGTTTAGCACAAAAACTTTATTGATCGCTGGCGCTACTCTTTCTTTGTCCTTGTCGTTGTATAGACCGAGAACAAAATTGTTGTAGTCGTCCGGCGAAATATACGAAAGCTCCGTTTGTAGCTTTTCGTATCCTTCGTCCTTGCTTTTACCGTCATAAGCGCCAGTAATGTTTTTAGCCATTACTGAAAACCTAAAGATCTTCCAGGCAGCCTGCGGCTGCTCGTTATACCAGTTTAGGACGGCGCTTGCGTTTCGTAGTTGTGCTGTTGCAGCCATAGTTTTTTAGATATAGTAAACGCCGAAAACAAAACTAATGTTAGTCGTGTTGGCTGGTGCCGACGCGATTGTTACATAGCTCTTATCCCAGGTGATCTTTTGTCCGCTAAATTCTGGCAAGCTACGTACAAAAGGCGCGCTGGCGCTAGTTGTAGCCTGGGTGCGGATCAGTGATACTAAAGGAATACGGAATAAGTCCTGGCGCTCGTTTGAATAGAGTACCAGATAACTTTTTTGCATAATAGCTGCGGACGGCAAAGCGACGTTGTTAGGTGATACGGTTACTGTATCAACGGCGAACGTTTCCAGCGCCATCAGTGCTGTATAGCGTAGCTTGGGTAGATCTGGGAACGACCATTGCGTTTGTGTCTGTCCTGTTACTGCTACACCGGGAACCAGTAGCTCTACCAGTTCGTATTTAGCGGCCTTAAATGCCATTGTCTTAAATTTTACTTTTTTTGAAAATAAGGGCCGGCCGAAACCGGCCCTCTTTTTTTATTGAACACTTTGCTCAAAATGTTACTCCGGTTGTGATTTAGGACTTGTTATAAGTCGCTGAAAATCATTATCTTACCGGGGTGACGTTCTGGGCCAGGTGACCACGAAGAATAAGGATCGCGCGGCTGTTTGTTTCAACTGCGGCCATAGCTTGTGGCAACTGTACTTGTAGTGAATTTTGCTTTGATCCCACCAGTACCCAAGCTGGCTCTACAGGATAGAAAGCGTCATTGCTACCGTCGTTTTGATCTACAAACGCTTGGGTATTGGCAGCGTAGTAAGGCGCTGTCTGGGCTTGCGTTTGTGGCACAAAATAGTGTCTGTACAGGTCATAGGCTGGCACAATTTGACGGTTATTAACAGTCAAAGTGAGCGAGCTGTTATACCAGTTCAGCAAGCTAGTGGCTGTATTAGAAGCCGAGAACGTGATCGGGCTAGGGTAAGTAAACAGCCGATAATTGCTAGCGGTGCTGCTGCCAGGTACAGCGAAAAACAGACCGATTGAAGAACACACGAAAGCGTCCTGCAAGTTCAAACGCTGCTCAGTATTGAAGCTGCTGGTGTTTGAGCTGCTAACGTCATTAGTGAGTACTGGGAACTGATAGCTTGTGATAGTAGTTGATAAAGCTACTTCCAAACGAAGATAGGACTGTGAAAGTACAGCCTGTCCGAGCGAAAAACCGGCGTTATTGATAGCCTGTTTCGCTTTTTCAAATGCTAGGCGAGTGCCTACTGTTGAAGCCATAATAATTGTTACGCCATTCGTATT